CAACTTCTGATTTCATAACTCTCCTTCTAATATCTCGCCACTTCTTGTTTCGATGATTATTGATATTCCTTCTTCATGAGAAGAATTTTCTTGAATGCCACTGCTTCTAGGAATAGACAATGCCTCAATTGCTGTATTGGAGTCTATTTCTGAATAAATTTCACGAATAACAGGATCTTGGCCATCTCTATCAAGATGATCAAATACTGTAAATCCTACATTTACTTGTTTTTTAGGAAAATGGACAATAGAATACGCCACAATTGTTCCTCCTGCATTTAATGTCATCCAGTTTTGTTCTCGACCAGATAAAACCACTTCTTTCTTATCAATTGCAATAATTTTGTACAATTCATTGCCTATCTTGAACATAAAGTTTTCTTTAAACTTATTGTCATCTGTTATGTCATCCAATTCAGGCGGATTAGATCCATTGACCATTTCAAATTCAGATTCGTGATCTGCAAATGTAGTTAATCGCAATCCTCTGTATCCAAAATATCCAACTCCATTGGTCACAAGTCTTCTTCTAGTATGAATTGTGACTCCAATTGCATCTCCATCATTGTATTCATCAATCCAAAAATTGTCACCATCAATTTCTGTAATCAAATACTCATTGCCTGCATAATGAAGATAATCGCCAGCCTTTATGAATTCATTGACATCTAATACTCCAATATCATTCAAATTCACATAACCTCTACGTTCAACGGCCATATCTCCTGTTGAACTTGTTTCTATTACATTATCTTCATCGTCAAGCAATGAGTAAGAAATTGAAATAGTGTCAACTGTTGGTAAATTGGAGTCACCATCTAATACAAGAATGTTATTTTGAATGTCAATAATATTGTAAGCTGTTGCAGAATAAGCAGGAATTAAAACCTTCCATGCTCCACCAGTGTAGTTTGGAGTATTGGCTATGTCCCACTGAGTTTTTACAGGAATTTCATTGAAATCAATTTCTTGATCAGAAAGTTGAATTAAATCTTTCTGAGTTATTATGGAAACACTATTGCCATAAATTACATTTGACAAAACAAAAGTGAATGCAGTTTGGTCCACTGGCTCTATAACAGTAGATGTTACCTTAGCCATATGACCATCAATATGATCAATTGTATATGTTCCTGCGTTAGCAGATGGAGCTAAAACTTCTAATATGTGGTTATTTAAAATTACGCCCAAATTACTTAACTTGTAATCAGGCGAAATTATTGTGACTTGATCATTGTAGGCTGTCCCCATCTTTCCAGAGAGAACTGTCAACTTATCTGTAAGGTCATCTCTTGTTACAATCCAATTGCTTAAAGCACCTTCCATAGATCTATTGAAGAATGGATTTGCATTTCCAGAAAGAACTATTTGCGAATAATCCATCGTAACCAAAGTGTCAATCTGCTCTATTGGCGATTGAATGAATTCGTTTACTTCTCCCATGAAATTTATCGAATGAACTTGAGCATGAAATGGAGTGTATTCTCTAAGAATGTCTTGAGCTTCAAGCATACGATCATTCGATAGCTCTTCGACTGCAATGTCCACACTGTAAGAGCTACTTAAACAAGCTCCACATGGGCCCAGAAAGCTTTTGTCAATGAAACAGGGGTCGTAAGATGGCCTTGTAGATCCGTTGTATTCCTCGGCATTGTAAATATTTTCTGAATAAGCAAATTCAGTTCTGATAAAACCAAACATCAATGGATCTTGGAATGGATGACGAACTGGTATCAAAATAGGAAACAATGGATCGTCCTCTGCAATTAAGCGAACGTTCCAGTTCTTTGGCGGATATTCTTGTTCGTCTTCATCTCTTTGATCCATCAAAGGAAGTGTTTTTATGTAATTTTCAAGAGACTGTTCTGTGTTGCCTGGTATTGAGTTGTACTGATACATGACTTTGATTAAGTCATTCTCATAAAGCTCTACAGAATTTGAAGATAGATTATCTCCAATCCAAGTCATTCTTATGATTCCATCGTCTCCTTCTGCGAATGAGACATAATCCTTTGAAAGCTCTGTGTATTCTGTTGAGTCTTCACGTTTAAGCCATAGGCCGAAATTGTCTTCATCAATTGGAGTTATGATTTGATTTTTACTCAATTCAAATGTTGGTGTATCAATGACTTTGAACACTTCTATCCAAGTATATGGCGATACTAGCTGCCAATATTGGGTAAATGAATTCAATGTCATTCCAGATTGAGCAAATGCTTCTTTCAATCCTATTAGCGTTCCTTTTTTCTTGAACAAAGGGATCGCTTCTTTGATTTGACGACGCCAAAGTGTGGGGTCACTTGACTTGAGCTTGATTGCAAATGTATTTGACAAATACATCAACATGGACTCGTGAAGCGCATTGGCATCAAACAAGTCTATGATTTGATTGGCCATGTCTTCAAGAAAAGTAAAACCTTTGGCGACAGCTAAATTAAATCTCTGTGTTGTCTGTGGCGTCAAATCTTCATTTACTAAAGTTGACTTGTACATTTCTGGTAAATAACGCTCAAGCAAAGTCTCGTATTTGCCATGTGGAGTTTCATGAGATGGTATAGTAGAAACAGCTAATCCATCTCCTGCAATTGAAAAGTGAATATGAGCTGAAAGCTTTTCGCCAGCAGCCAAAGGAGTCCATGTCCAACAAACAAAATAATCACCTTCTCTAATTCCGCCTTGAGCATCCCATTCATAAGTAAAATGACCAAAGATAGGATTTCCATCTACATCTTCTTCAATCAATGTAAGCTGAGCGTTTGTTTGATCTGTTGAAAGCCATGCAGGATAGCCTTCTGTTCCGATTACTTTTATTGCGACTCTGTCTTTGTAATAAAATCGATTTGTTTGTTTGGATGATTCTATTTCACCTTCAATTTTACTTAATTTAGCAGCATTGTCTGGCGTTGGATCTTCGCAAAAATTCTTCTTTGCGACAATCAACTTTGCTTGAAGGTCTTCTGGAACAACTACATTGTCATACTCTCCATGATTTGACCCTAAAAAATTACGTTCTACATAGTAAATCGTAACACCATCCACTTTGTATGGATTGTCAGTAAAACAGCCATCAGCCCCTGGAGTTTCAATCTCCAACAGGATAACGTCTGTTATTTTTGGGTTTTCATTGATTTTCTTAAGTGTCATTGTTACTCGTAAACAAAGCTAATCGTTATTATTGCAGGTCTGATGATTTCATAATACTTGGTGGTTACAATTTCTCCAGAATTATCTTCTCTGTTTGTTTGAAAATGGACTTCCAAACTAGAGATTTCTGGCACATCTGACATTGTTTTTATCAAATCAATTGATTTCAAAGTCTTTCCGTAATCCCAATTATTTAATGAGAAGAATCCATTTACTCGTCTGTTGACTCGCTCTTTAAATTCTTCCTCAAATTTTCTATAGAATTTATCCATTGTCACATCAATGTTTACATCTGTGCTAACAACAACTCCATCTTTGATGCAAATCGCATCAGTCATCATCTTTTTGTCTTGAAGAGCATCTCTTAACTCTACTTTTAATCCATTGCCGCTTTCTACAAGTCCATCACTTTCAAAGCGAGCCAAAATATACAGATCAATGATATTTGCAGCACATCCGTAATTTCTTAAAATCGCTTTTGCTTTTCCTATTTGACCGTTGAATTCAGTTGAGAATTGACTTGCGAAAATTTCGATATCATCTCCAGAGACAACTCTGTTTTGAGTTCTAAGCCATTGTGGTAATTTTCTCTTAATATCAGTGATTGTGTCGCCAGAATAACCAAATTCTCCCTTGGTGTAATTTCTTATGTTAACAGGAACTCGAAAGTTAAACCCAGGTACAATGTAGTTTTTTTGTATTTCTACAGAGCCAGTTACAATGTTTCCTACGACTCCACCACCAGTTCGAAAACTTATTCTTATTTCAGAGTTAATTGTAGGAATTTGGCCAGCTCTATTGTTCCCAAACAACACAAAAGCATTGTAATTAGGATCGAACTCAACTCTAAACTCACGTCTTGGTTGGGAGTCTGTGAAATAATCGACTTGTTCCCAGTCACTTCCATCCACTGTTACTTTAATGGAGTTCCAAATCACAGGTCCTCTAGTTAATTGAACAAATTGATTTGGTTCTCCTGATCCTGTTGATATTTGTGAAATTGTTTGTCCTTCAATTCCAACTATGGCAGTTGTTAAAAAGGAGCCAGCCGAAATGATGATGTCTTCTCCAAATATTGGCTGATTGTCACTATCGGCAGGATACAATTCAATTTGTCTTGTTCCAAATTCGGTGTTAATTGGAATCACAACAGGTGTTTCTAGTACTAAGTCTGTTTCCAAGATGTTACTGATTGAAGCAGACCATAATGATCTTGCGCCAATTGGAGGTTGTGGTTTGAATCCAACAAGAAGAGACAGACGAAATGCATTGTCAACTTCGCTAACTGTGTCAATGAAGATTTCATTGGCAATCTGATCCATTTTAAAGCTCAATGTATCAGCAATAAAAGCCCAATTTTCAATCAGCATAATTGCAAGATCTGACTCTACAAAATCATTGAAATTATCAGAAAATCGTTCTTTTATGAAATCGACTAACCTTGATTTCATAGACCAAAAATCTTGATTTGTGTAATTCAAATTCACAAGATTTGGCACTTTTACAAGGCTGGAGGTATCATAGGGTGTTATATCAAATGGGCAATTTTCCATATTTTAGCCTCCAAGTGGTCTTTCTATTATTAATTCTTCTATTTCTGTGATGTTTTCTGGATCTACAAATTTTATCTTGATAAACAGTATTCCATCAATTTCATCATTTGTATCATTTTGATTTAGACTGCTTCTTTCTATTTGGTTTTTGACTTCTATGTTTGTTATTACAATTCGTGGTTCCCAAATCAAAATAGCATCTGCAATCATTTGTTTTGCACGGATTTCTAATATAGCGTCATTTGGTTCAAATAACAAAGTACGTAATGGTGTCCCATAAGATGGAAGCATTACACGTTCACCAGGATTGGTAAGTAACAACTGAAGCAAATCAGCTTTAATTTGATTAATTCCATTTTTTTGAGCCAATATTCCTCTTGGTGTTTTGACCAATGGATATTGCATCCCTAAAAATCTTTGTTTTTCCATTAGGAATTATCTCCTTGAGAAACCTGACCTGTATTTACAGTCACTTCCCCGTTTCCAGTATCAATTGTTTGTTCTTCTTTTTCTGTACAAGGGTTGTTTTCTGCATCTGCCATTTGTTGTTCGTATTCATCACATCCTCCACCACAATTACTCTTGCATGGATGATGTGCAGAAGCAAATACTCGCTCGCTCATTGATTTTTCTGTCCAATGTAAGATTCCAGTCAATGGACAGAAAACAGGGCAACGAGCAACGATTACATTATAAAGGCATGGTGCCTTGCACTTTTTGCCTTCTTTTGGAGGACAATCTCGTCCAGCCATCAAAAGTATTTGCTTTTCTGCAAATAAGATGTGCAGTTTTCCAGAATAACGGAAGTCAACGTCCTCAGAGAATCGAATGTGTTTTTTAGAAACATATGTGAATTTATCTGATGGATTACATTCTTTATCGCCAACCATTACGATATCCATGTCATATGTTTGTCTAATACTATGGCCACCAGCTCTAAGGAACACAATTCCTGGCTGACCCTTTGGTCTGCCTTGGAATCTTAGAAAATGAGGGCCACGATAACCGCAACCTGTCTTTGAGTTACACTTTTCGTCTGTATCAGCATTTGCACATTGTGGATTAGTAAGTTGAATCCATTGACTTTGTGTTTCCTCTTGACTGAAATCGTCGCTGAATTTTAAATCCAATCCATATCCAGATCTTATCTGAATGTAAGCTTTTGTAGCTTTGGCAACAGGAACTCCTCCTTCTTTTCTACATGGTGAACACTGAAGGTTCATGTGGTCGATCATTTTAATGAAATGCTTAGACGTGCTTTCCAAATGAATACCACGTTGTGGACCAGCATAATTCGGAGGACAACCAGGGCAATCTGGCTCTCCAATTGTATGATCATTAAGCTCAATTCTGTTGCCATTCGCTGATTTCAATCTAATGAAATTTTTCTCACCTCTGAGTTGACTAAGCTCTTCAATATCAGACATCATAATGGAATGGCCAGTGGCACTTTTCCAGTAAGTTCTGCCAAGGAATTTGTCATTGCATCCAAAGTCAAATGATTCTAACCCTCTTTCCCATTCTGGTTTTCCACGAGGCTCTTCAACAGAGTCGTCCATAACCCATGAGTGACCAGAAATTGAAAGGAATTGAATTCCAGTTTGAGGTAAATCACAATTGTTGTTTTGAGGCGTTCCAGGGCCTTTGTAAGGGCGACATTCGTTTTGGTGCTTAAAGAATGGGTTTGATCCAGACTGGGCCTTACAGTAAGCTGTATCTGGGTCACAAGGCGTACTAGGGTGTCCTCCAATTATGTTTGAGCCACAAGAGGCTGACTTTTCTATCGGAGATCCATGAATGTCACTGAAATATGGATTTTTCCCTTGATGAGTAGAACAGACATCAACTGGCCCTCCACCAGGAGTAGGTGGACAACTAGGATGAGCCCATTGACCTCCGTAATGTAAATGGTCGTCTTTAAATATCATCCAATTTCCGCAACTAGATAGCATTTCCATGCGTTTCCAGCGACGATTACATTTTGCATTACCATCAACCATCTTAAACATATGCTTTTCTGGAGTTTTGAAGCCATAGATGTTAGGATAAGTTGTTCTTTTTTGTTCATTTGGATCTTCTGTGAATCTTTTTACATCATAGATGTCTCCAGAATTATAAGATTCTGTGTTCCAAGGGGCATAAACTTGTGATTCATCATTTGGTCCAACCAAATAACCTTTTCTGTGTCCTTGGTAAACATTTTGATATTCTCTACTAGGGAAAATTTCGAGAATGTCTTGGCCTCCTGGTCCACGATCTTTATGCCACACTGTCCCAATGTAAAATGCTGTGTCTACATTTCCGCTTTCAAACATGATCATCAATGTAGAACCAGCAGGAGGAACCCAATTAAGACCACAGTCGTCGATGCCTCCCATTGAAGATACAGGACTTGCATAAGGCAAGCTGAAAAGAGAAGACTTTGGATCGTGCAATAATGGATGAAAAAATCGCACTCGATTCATTTTCCACGGATCAATTGTTTCTACACATAAAGCACGAGTCATATTGTTGACAACAATTTCTTGTGTTTTAGTGACAAAACGTCTTTTTTTAGAAGCTTTTGAATCGTATCCAATAGCATTAACAGCGTCTTCTAAAGTGCTAATTTTATTATGAAGGCTGTCTATTAATTTATTCAAATTCTCATCGGAATCTACTGGCCTGTTTAAAATATCATGATTCATTTTTTGCTCCTCATTGTCATTTTAATATAGTTAATCAAATAAATTAACTACAAACGCCAACTGGTTTCCAGCCACCACTCCATGCACCAAAATTTTCAGATGCTGGTAAATTGATACCTGGAGTGCTTAATTTTACTCCAATTGTTGTTGTATAAACACCAGCCTCGATTCGATGTGTTACTGATGTGACGATCCATGCTTTATTGCTTAAAATTTCATTACATGGTGGATTTGCGAGCCACTCACCACATTCTCCTCCATTTGCTGTAATATGAAATGGATTTATAAGAACAATTGCTATGTTTTTGGTATACATTGCGTTTTTAGGAGGGCAAAATAAAGGATCTCCAACTATAACCAAATCTGCAGAAATATCTCCAGGTTGTATTGAAATTGATTTTTTAGACTGAGCGTCATTTTTAGCTCCTTCTTTTACAGCTCTTCCTCCGTGCCTATCTTTATCTGTGTCAGATGGGTCTGTTTTGGTTACAGTGCCTGCTCCATCGACAGCATCTCTTGGCAAACACTCATGTCCTGGATTCTTAGCGCCTTCTGTCTCCATTGAGTTATTCTTTAAGTCACCCATTTGTCCACCAACGGCAGTCACAGATGCAAAACCCCACTTTATTTTTGGGTTGAATTCAATGACAGGACTAAGTGGACCACCATTTACAATATAAGTTCCAAGACATGTCTCATTCCAATATCCATCACCTTGCGATGTACAATTTGGTTTTGCATCTTCCCAGAATACAATTTCTCCTGTTGGAACTGTAGAATCATATTGTGGTGTCCACATTAAACCATTAATACTTGGACAACCATCAAGCCAACGTCTTACAACTTCTAATTTATTCATGCCTTTGGCATCCCATTTTCCTTTTGGCCCATATTTCCTCTCATCTGCTGTATCTCCTTCAAATAACTCATCTCCATTATCAGAAGATAAGTGACCGCTTTTGAAAGAAATTGAACCAACATTAGGAGCCATGCTTTCACACATGAACTTTTTGATGGCGTGAAGGACATGCATTCCTTGATAGCCTTCTCCTCCCATTTGCCATTCTGCTCCACCTTCGAACATTCTGTGGCCGATATCTTTTCCTGTAATTTCAAAGATGAATTTGCCTTCCGAATAATTGGCTTCTACAGAATCACACAAAACGAAAATTGACGCTGATTTTTTTGTAACAACTGGACCTGAACAAAAAGCTTTTGCCCAACCATATTCGACTTTCATCAACAACACACCTGGAGATATATCTTTCAAACATATCCAATCTTTCACCAAGTGTTTCATGAATTCTGAAAACGATCCACCTTGAGTGTCGTGAATTGTAACTCTTACTGCAGAACCATCTGAATGACCAAATTCAAAGCTCTTGATTACAGCGCAATGTTGAGGGTCTGTTGAACTGGATGATTTATTTCCAACAGTTACTGCGGCTCCACCGCCTTGATTGTTTTGATCCACGAAATCAATAGAAACCCAAGGAGCAAGAACATTCCCAGATTCTACAGAAGCAAGAGGACAACCTGATTCATATTTTTGAATGCATCCTAATCTTCCGCCTCTTTTTGGTATGTTGTCTACAAGTGCCATTCAACTCCTTAAATTACTTTATCAGGAAGAAGAACAGTTTTCCCTGACTTGAAATCCCAAATATCCTTCATGTTATTTGCTTCTAGGATACGCCACCAATTATCAACGAATCCATAGAAGTCATAAGACACGAGATCGGGCCTGTACTCTGTGCCTTTCGTTATTAAGATTACTTTTTCGTTTCCTTTGATGGTGTATTTTTCTTTAATGTAAGTATCAAAAGTGATTATCCTTTTCTCGCCATAGTATATTACATTTTGATTGATATAACGACTACCTGGAGCCATCAATTCTGATGGTTTTTGTCTTGTGTTTTCAATTGGCTGTGTCATTGTTACCTTCCTGAACTGACTATTCTATCCTGAAATGGGAGATCTGTGGTTGTGTAAACTGTTAGCCAAGTTGTATCGACATCGAACCGAAAAGGACAATAACTTGTTTCATCCCATGCAACTTCTGTAGGAAACTTAACACTATAGGATTGCAGAACAACACAAAGATCCTGACTTCCAAGAAGTTGCCCACATTTAATTTGACACACTGGTGGTGGCTGGTAAGGAGTGCCTGAATTAGATCCATCTCTTGGATAGACTGCACTTTGCAATTTTCTAAGATAAGATAAGTTTCTTTCTCCGTCCCCAGGATTCACAATGAAAAAATGGAGTTGCATTCCAATCGTTCTGTCGCCAGAATGAGAGTAGGTATATAATGGAAAAGACCTTCCAATGATTGCTTCTGTGTTGTAAACAGCATTTTTACCATCAGTAATTTCTGGCAAATTATTGAGTTTTATTTCTCCAGCTCCTGGTATTTTTATCAGGCAATCTGGAATTTCGCTTAATTTACCACCAATTGTTGCTTTCATTATGCAGATCCTCCACGTCCATCAGTTGTTACAGCACCAGGTGAGTAATCACCATAAGTGAGATCCCAATTTCCTCTTGTTAAATCTCTAGCGATATTCTTGACACCTGATCTCATTTGTTTTCCAGATCCTCCAACATTTGAACCAATGATTTGAGTGCCAGTTGCTCCTGAAGACATTTTGTCTCTTATCGCAGCTAAATGTTCTACCATTTGATCTAACTTATGAGCTTGTGAAACAACCAAGTATTCTGCAATGGCATCCATGCTTGGCATTATAGAAGAATTGCCACTTGGCTGACTTCCATAATGTTCTTGGCCTACAACTGATTCTAATGTAGTTCTGCTTAGTCCAAGAGTTCCAACTTCTCCCTTAATCGCTTCTCTATAATCAAGTAAGTTTGTGCTAACATTAGATGACGAATTATTTCTATCATAAAATTGACTAGCTTGTGTTTCACTTGCAATTTCAGATGCAGATTTCTCATAATCTAAAGCACGACTAACTTCTGCAACAATATTCTTTTCTTTAATGCTGTTGGAAAATTTACTTGCTGTTGTTTCATTTGCAATTTCAGATGCAGACTTTTCATAATCTAAAGCACGACTGACTTCGACAACAATATTCTTTGCCTTCGAATCATTAGAAGAATTGCCTTTGTTTTCTGATATCGCAGAGTTCACCACATTGTTTAAGTCAGAATTTGTGACTTTCAATGCATTTATTCCACTCATGTCTTGAGCTTCTTTTGATTGACTCGAATCAAACAAACCTAAATTATTCGGACGCAACTCTCCTGTTGACTGTCGATTCACTTCACTTACACTCTTTGTGAGCGAATCGATTGTAGGATTGCTTGCATTTGTGAACAACTTAGACGTTTCTAAAGACATTGAAGAATCAATTGCAGATCTGCTTTCTCCACTTGAAAAAGCTCCTTCTAAAGATGTTGATGCAAAAACATTTTTAGATGAACTAACAATTGAGTCTTTTAATGATTCTGTTACAGCCTTTCCAGTTTCATTAGAGCTTGTTGATTTGAATAGTTCAAACAATCCTGCCATTTGAGAAACAGTATAAGACATGTATTTTATACTTGATTCAATCACAGAACTCATAGCTTCATTTGATTGATTGCCTTCAAAAGCACCTTCCAAAGATGTCGATGTGATAGAATTTTTAGTAGAGCTTGTAATAGAATTCTTTAAAGACTCGGTTACAGTGTTACTAGTGCCATTCAATTCTTCTTTTGGGCCTGATGATTTGAATAGTTCAAACAATCCTGCCATTTCAGAAATATTGAAAGGCATCCATTTGATGCTTGATTCAAGTCCAGAACTCATAGCTTCATTTGATTGATTGTCTTCAAAAGCACCTTCTAGAGACGCAGAAACAGTGATTGCCTTTTCTGTCTTAAGAACTGACAACATCTCTTTTAACAGATCAAGCAATACGTTCCCGTCGCTTCCTTCTGCTTTTGAAGGTGAACTTGCTGTAGTATCTTTGAATCCTTGAATTATATCTGATCCGCCACCAAATGGACCAGATCCTACTG